GATAATCTTGCAGGTATAAATTTACGTTTGAATAAAGCTTTACCAGCTTTCTCGTGACCTGCAGGGTATCTTAATACTTCAGTTGTTTCAATGTCAGTAGCATCAAATGATTTATTATGAGGTGCTGGATCAATAAACATCTTCTTAACCCAATGATGGCCTCTACCACCGGGGTTAGTCGTAGCCCTCATATATACAGGTAAATCACTTGCAGTAGATCGTAAACGTGAGCGCATGTAGTTCCAAGCAAATGGTGTAGGCCACTGTGTAAGTTCGTCAAAGCCTATCCAACTAAATGCTAAACCTTGGTATCTTAATACATCATCCTCTTTATCTAGGTATGACATCCACAGTCTTGCACCTGATGGTGCTGTCCATTGCATCTTACGTTCTGACCACTTAATACCCGGCCATATTTTAGGATACATTTCTTGAGACTTAAATATAAGTTCTCTTAGTTCTTCTGTCGTATGTCTTAATAGCAATCCTGAGAATGATGGGTGTCCCATAAAACGTAATGGATCAGCTAACATAGCATATGATTTGCCACCACCAGCACTGCCACCATATAGTACTTCACGTTCACCTGCGGCAAGGAAGTCAGTCTGTGGTCCAGCATTAGGTTTAAATATTACATTATGCTGTTCTTCAACTTTAGCTAAATCATGATCAACTAAAACTTTAGGCGGCTCTGGTTTCTTCTGTGTCTTCTTTTTCTTTTGCACCGAGTCTTGTGCGCTCGATTTCTTCCGCTTTGGCGATTGCCTTTTTCGCATAGTCTGCCCATCTGCGAAGGCTTCCAGCTTTGTTTTTTCTTTGTCGCTCATTATCTAACCGTTTCTTTAAACCTACATGAGAAATAGTTCTACCAGTATTTCTAGTCAACCAGTTAGCAACTTCTCGATATGAATACTGTTTTAAGTATTTCTGTGCTTGCTCAAGCATATCAAGTTCTGCACTGATTGGCAAGAGTATTCCTTTATCTTTTGGATCTAATTCATAACCAAAGGGAATCGTTCTTGCTACACGTGGGATTGCTACCCATCTACTATTTTCTTTAAGGTCTGTCGGTTGTGGTAATTTCCATTTACCTAATGGTTTAGTCATCATCTTCCTGTGCTTTTTTAGCTGGCATCAACATGACACCACCCTTAGCCTCTACTTGCATCTTCTCAGTTTTAACTAAACCAGTACGATCAAGTAGTTCTTTTGCTGCAGTCATTTTATCACGTATACCTAACTCAGTAGGATCATATAGTGCACCTACCATAGCCATAGCTGCTTTAGGTACATTACGTGCTAAGTAGCTGTGAGTAACATCAATGATTTCTTCTTTGAGACTATTCGTTATTTCTGTGTTAGAAGTATTAGCTGAATAACCTGCAATGATCTTAGCACTGGTAATATCTCCACCAGCTTCATCCATAAGGACTGCTAAGAACTTCTTCTGTCTATCTGTTAGCTCACGTGCCATATTATTATTCCACCATGTGTAATGCTTGTTCAAGCGTTTCTTTGTTACGCCTAGACCAACCACGTCCAAATGTTTTGTACGTATCTAATCCTTCATAGAACCCTTGTCTTACTGTATATACATAATCAATAATATACTTAGGGTCTTTCTCCATAACAAGTTGTAGTGTCTTAGGACCAATAGCACCATCTGCTGTAGCACCTACTGCACGTTGTATAGCTTTAGCAGGTCTACCACTACCACTATTAACAGCCCAATCGAATGCACACCAATCTACCCCCGATGGAAGTTGATCACCTTTGACTCTATCCCAATAGTTCTGTTTATATATTGGGGCTACATCTTCTGGTGTTAAGTCACGCATCTCTTCTTCTGTAGACTCACGACCAATCCATTCGTCATACACACGTTTAGTTACACCAAGATTAGTCATGCCACCGGGATCACTAGGATGGTTGACGTAACCACCCTCGTGTTCCAGTAGCATTTCTAAACATTCATTAAAATTACTCTTCATTATTATTTTTTCCCACCGAAGAACTTACTTACGCCACGCATACCAATGCTGGCACTAACGATTCCACCTAAAGAGTACTGATACCAATCAGGCATAACCTCTAACGCAGTAAAACCTGCTTGTACTATTTCATTACCCCAATCACCACAGAAGGCTAAAATCAAAGGAATGGAAAACAATAAAGTAATCCATTCATCTTTCCAGCTATTCTGTGTGGCTTTCATAGCCTCAATATCCCAGTCTATTTCACCTGTGGCTATCTTCATCTTTGTTTCAGCTTCTGCTTTCTTTACAGCAGTCTTGCCTTCAATCATAGTACCAGCAAGATTAGCAACTTGACCTATTAAGTTTAGTCCTAACATTATCCGTTGTTACCTTTCACTTCTTTCTTGCTCATGTTAGTTACTCCAAAGAATACACCAACTATACCAGCTACAGATAAGAAATATATAGAGGCCATAGAGCCAATAATGTCAGCTGCTTGATCAGCACCTACAATACTACATAGTAATACTAGAAATGGATATGCAAGCATACCAACTAAGCAGAACCATGCCATACGTCTTTGTGCATCTCTCTGAGCATCTTCATCATCGAGTCTACGTCTACGATCTTCTAGTGCTAAAGCATCCCACTCAGTCTTGTCTATAGAGCCATTGTTGTCTACATCTACTTCTTCAAAACTAGTCATTCTTAGACTTTCCTATACCTTTTAGAAGTTTTAGCAGCGCTTTTAGGCTGTTTAGAAAACTGTTTACCAGCTTTAGTATCTTTACGCTTTTTTGCAGTAGTAGCTGCGTACTGCGAACTAGACATCGCTTTAAGAGCTGCAGCAGGTAAATAACGTTCCCCTGTAGCTTTACTACCTTGAGTCGAAGGTTTTCCACTTTTAGTCCCCCACTTTTGACGAGTCCATTTATTAAGACTCTTTTGTGATTTGGAAAGGGCCATTATTTATAGCCCCCACCTGCAGCTTTGTAGGCTTTAGCGAGCATCTGTGCTTTACGTGCGGACCATTGATTGGCCTTGCCCCCCTTAGTTCCCCGTTTAATACGTTCAAACAAACGCTTCCGCATAGTAGGCTTAGTATAATTTCCTGCCTCATTTACCTTTGACTTTGCTTTCGATTTCGCCACGAGTAATACCTATATCTCTCAAATCTTTATCAGACATATTATTTAGTAACCATAAGTCGGCACTTGCTTGTCTGCTACGCTCTATGCGCTTGAATAATCTTTTAAACATTTTAACTATCTCCATTATGTTAGTAAGGCTTGTTTACCTTACAGAGATAGTTATACCATACTTAGTTATATCATAATACAGATAATAATGCAACCCCGTTATGCATTCCTAGCAGGGTCATAGTATTCTTCTAGTGAAACCAATACATCAATTGTGTTAGTAGTCTCACCATATGCTACTAGCTTATCACCAGCGTGCAGGTTAAAGTAACCACCATTAACTAAGTTATCTACAGAGTGACCTGCCATGCTTAATCCATTAGCTATATAATGATATGCATTATCTTCTTTGTGATAAAATTGTACGTATACCTTTTTAGTTGAGTTACTATTATTACTCAAGTGTAGGTATCGTACTATAGCACTGAAGTTATTAGGGCATGTGTACAACACAGTAGCACTTGCATCTGCAGCAGTAGCGGATACAAGATAACCTTGTGTGTGAAACTTGGCGTTGTTTAGATTAGCCATTACTTACCTGCGTCTTGACACTTACCTGTGGCAGAACAGTTAGCTGGTGTAGTACACGTTTTACATGTTTTAAACTTAGGTGTCTTCATTATATTATTTCCCTTGTGTACCCGGATTAGATGCACCACAGTTTACGTAGCCACCTTTATTATATGCAGGTTTCTTATTCTTCTTTTTAGCCATACCACCTTTGTACAAATCAAAAGGTGCTTTAGGAAGTGTGACGTTCCCTTTCATTTTATTGTCACGAGCAGTTTGTTGTTGTTTACGTACCATAGAATCTTTTTCAGCTCCATATTTTTTCTTAAACTTTGCTAGGGCGTTTTTATAAACAAGCTTATATGCCTTTTTACGAGGTCCACTATCCATAGCTTCCATACGTTTTTTCATATCTTCTATTTTTGCCAATGCTTTTGCATAATCTTTATCAGCTTGAGATACAGTTTGATTTTTATTTATACTACCTTTATTTTCTGTTGCTGCTGCTTCTGCTCTTTGCTTACGTTCTTTAGCTTTTTTAGCGGCGAGCTTCCTAGCTTTCTCTGCTTCTGCAGTTTTATCTTTCGGTACTTGAGTTACAAGTTTACCGCCTAATTTTTTAAGTACATTTATTTTAGACATTATATTTTCCTATTACCACTTAACTTTGTGTGACCAGTACTTAGCACTTAGCTTACTAGTCGGTTTACCTTGAGCATTATGTCTAGCATAGTAACTCTTCTTACGAGCTTTATCTTTAGCTGATGTAGGATTCTTACCTGCACCACGTACACCTTGTTGTCCAAAGCGAATAAACTTATACGTGTCCCCTTCTTTAGCCATCACACAGTGAGACTTCTTAGGGTGACTAGGTGTCCTCTTAGGTTTATTTACACCCTTGAGTCCTTCCTCTTTCATTTTATTCTTGACTCGCTCAGGTATTGCCATCTGTCCAACCTTCTTTTTTCATTGCCCACTCTACGTGTTCTAAAGTAAACTTACGACCATAGTGGGCTTCCACTGCAGTTCTTACGTAGAATACATCACTGTGAGGGATATGTAAGTTCTTTAAATTACCATCAAGTAAATGATTGTAGAATTGTTTAAGAACATCGTCTGTATATAGTTTTACTGATTTCTTTGCCATTGTCAATAGTTAATTGCACAAAGTCCTCGCCTAAGAAGGCGATTTCTGTGTACGTACACACCTCATTGCTATTGTTTATCACTGTACGTGTATACTTATATGTTTATATAGTTTAAGTATTATATAATTATAAGTATATATCATAGTACATGTATACTGTACGTGTATCACTTATAGTGACCCTACCCGGAATATACTATATACATAGTTTTACACACTCTGTACCCCATGTCAACCCCTAATCGTACATTGGTAACAAACTGTGATGATATTGTAATATACTGTAACATATAGTGATAGTATTTTGTGATCACAAATATACCCTGCACGTATACATAACACCATATCTGTATAGTGGTTAACACTCTCATATTTCTGATCTGTGTAATTGTACATGCATACTAACGTACACCCCCCGTATGCCCCCTGCCCACCCTAGCTTGGGGTCGTTTGCGTGCGCCCACAGGCACATGTACACGCATGGTGAGAGCATAATGCATAGGCACATACACCTCACACGAGGAATATTCCACAATAACAATCACTTACAGTGATACGACAACTGTTATACAATCAGTTGCCTTCACATATGGTGCAAGCATGGGTACGCTGTGAGCAAGTGACGTGTGTGAACGTGCCGATGCACATATACACCCACCCACAGGCATGACCTACACATCACGTGCATCACACGCTCGGCTGCCTACACGTATACGCATGCGCACTCGCACTGAGAGCTGATTCGTTTTGCCCTCCAAAAGTGATTCGTTTTTACCCTAACAAGTCCCACATTGGACTTAATTTGCTACATATACTACTACGTAGTAAAATAGGTGTTGACACCATCGGATTTATCTGATCTAACTGATTGCATCGAAACGGCGATCTTGCCAAACTCAAAAAGGAAAAATCTTATGACAAATACAAACACAGCTAACACCGACACAAACACAGCAGTACTTGCTACACTTGAGCTACAAGGTGCTGACATTGCTAGACAATGGAAAGCTATCACCAAAGGTGACAAAGCACGCTTCACTCAGCATACACAAGCCAATGGCTTCGACATGCAGTTAGGCAAGCTTATGGTAGCACTTTCAGAAGAGTGTGAAGGTCGTATCAAGTCAACTAGACTTGCTGATTGTGGCATCAACATAGTTGATAAGAGAAGACGTAGCGAAGCTAAATGGTTCGTTGAAAACGAAGTTGAATGTCGTGAGTTTATTGCTAAAAGCAAGAAAGGTTTCACATCACTTACAGCATTGCAAAGTGCAATGTCAAAAGCCAACAAGCAAGCATCATCATCTACTGATGATAAAGCATCAACAAAAGATAAGCCAAAGGCTGATGCATCACCTAAAACTAGCGAAGCTAAGTTACTCACAAAAGACGAAGTCTTTAAACAGCTACTTGATATGTGCAACCAGAATGATGTTGAAACATACGACATTGCTCAGATGCTAGTGGATATGCACACTGATGCAGAGCATGCAGTCAGAGAGGCAAAGCGTCACAACCAACAGCGTGTAACATCATCTAATGGTGTAACATTAGCCAAGGCTATATAAGTTTACTTATAGGTTACATCTGGCTCTCTCTCCCTAGCTAGGTGTAACTTTATAAGTTAACTAGTCCAACGTTGGACTTACAATCGTGAAAGGAAATGTCAAATGGCATACAGAACATCAAGGCAACGTAAGCGTCAAGAACAGCTACGTGAAGCATTCAAGCACACAGTCATGGGTGCAATGATGGGTTTTATTTTGGGTAGTGCTTTATTTCTACCATTTTTATTGAAAGGTTAAT